GTGATTATGTGATCGTGTTTGTGGCGCATGGTACCCAGGCGCGAAAAGTGGCCGCCGGTGCCGATGATCCCGGCGGGTGTTATGCGGGCCAGGGTCACGCCGCGATCGCGTGGCATGCCACCAGGAAAACCGGCGCGCCTGATGACGCGGCCGCCGTGGCCGCGTTCGCTCGATCGCTCCCGCCTGGTTCCCTGTTACGTCATCACATCGCGGGAGACCTGGGCCGTGCTAATTAATCCCGCCTTATCCCTGGCCGCCGTGGTGGCCCGGGCGTATACTAGGATTTTCCCTAGTATTGAAAAAAATAATTTCATTATTTTAAAGTTACCGCGTAGAATTCAAACTGCCAGGCCTCGAGCCCGGCACCGCCGCCGGTAGGTCACCGGTTTAGAAACTTAGAATTGGAATTTAATCATGTCTACACTCTCCCAAGCTTCGAAACAATGGGCCACACGTCCCGCCGAAGAACGTTTCACATCATTACCCGGCATGTTAGCTATGCTTGAAACCCAGCGCGCGATTAGTCGCGCCGCCGTTGTTTCATCGCGCAAACTGCGCGCCGTCCCGCTCGACGATAACCAGGGCCTGGTTATCGAGGGCCCGAACGGCCACGGGTATTCACCGACGCATTGGTCATTCGGCCAGGCCGCGCAGTTGACCGGCGCGCCCGCCGGTTATCTCCGCGCCTTACCGGCCCCCCTGGCCGCCGATTGTCTTAATTATGGTTTTCAGGTGGACCGCTCCGCCCAGGATATCGGCGTTTTACTTTCAAACAATGGGACGCCGGAGCTCCGCGCGATGACCGGGCCGCGTTATGGCCGCATTTGGAATGATGACGTAGTCCGCGAATTAATGGATCGATTCGGGGACGGCGTAACCGGGGACTTCAAAGTACCGGGCACCTGGGGCCGCCCGCTCGATCAAGTGGACATTAAAAATACCACGTTGTACGCCGGTGACCGGGATATGTTTGTATTCCTGGCCGATGAAACTAACCGGATCGAGCTCCCAGGCCGCCGGGACGGGAAAACGGGCGAGCTCGCTCGCGGGTTTTTTATCAGTAACTCAGAGACCGGCGCGGGCACGTTACGCGTGAAAACGTTTTTGTTTGACTACGTGTGCGCGAACCGGATTGTTTGGGGAGCTCATGAGCTCGAAGATATCGCGATCCGCCACACCGCGAGCGCGCCGGATCGTTTTATCGACGAAGTGGCCCCGGCATTATTGGCCTACAGTAACGCGGCCGCCGGTAACGTTAACCAGGTACTGCGCGGAGCCCAGGCGTCGAAAATTGACAAAGTAGATAAATTCCTGGCCACCAGGTTCGGGCCGCGCGTGGCGCAGAGAATCGAGCACGCGCACGTTATCGATGAGGGCCGCCCGATCGAAACAATTTGGGACGCCGTAACAGGGGCCACCGCGTACGCCCGTTCGATCCCGTGGACGTCCGAACGCGTGGAGCTCGAAACCCTGGCCGGTGACATGTTAGAGCTCGTGCACGTGTAAAAACCCTGGCCACCTGGCCCCGTAAACCCGGCCACCTGGCCGGGTTTTTTTATTCGCGCCCGTTATATCGTTTTCGCGTACTTCGGTTTTTTGCCCCGTATCAAAACCCGCCAGGCCGCGCCCCTGGTGGCCGCCGCCCTTATCCGGCCCGCATGCGTTTTTTGGACCTGGTCCCAGGCCGTAAACCTGGCGCGTGATCCGCGCCCCGTTTTACGTCGAAACCGGCCCGCCGTATTGAAAACCCGCAGCGTTTTTTCGGCAGCGTCCGCAGCGTTTTTCCCGCTGCGGTGCCGCAGCTGGTGGACGTGAAAACCTTAAGCCTGGCGCGCAGTTACGCGGGCCCCGTTGCACGGGCCGCGCCTGGTGGCCCGTTGACCTGGTGACCTGGGCCGCGCCTGGTGACCTGGGCCGCGCCTGGTGGCCGGTGGCCGTGGTGCCTGGTGCGCAGTTATTCGCTCCCAGGTAAGTACATGCGTTCGCAGTTAATCGCTCCCAGGTAAGTACATGCGTTCGCAGTTAATCGCTCCCAGGTTAGTGCATGCGTTAGCAGTTATTCGCGGGCCCTGGTGCCTGGGCCGTGGTCCCCGGCCGGTGACCTGGTGGCCGCTCCCAGGTGGCCGCTCCCAGGTGGCCGCTCCCAGGTGGCCGCTCCCAGGTGGCCGGTGGCCCTGGTTCCCGTTGCCTGGTTTGTAATTACATGCGCGCGCCTGGTGCCCTGGTGTTTGTGATCCGGTGACCTGGTGCCGGTGGCCGTGATCCCAGGTTAGCGATCCGCGCCCCGGTGGCCGCGATCCCTGGGCCGTGGCCCGCGCCCTGGTGGCCGGGTAGAGTCCCGGCGGGCGTTTTAGCGATAGTTAGCACTCACTTACCCCGGGCCCCGGTTTTTGGCCCCCAGGCGGACCTGTCGGAGGCTTTAGCCCGATTTCACACAGTTTGTGAGGCTCTAAACACAATTGGACCCCCGGGACCCCAAAATAGGCCCCCTTTGCTTTATTTCCGTTTTTGTGTAAAAATTTTTGCAAATTCCAAAACTATTTTGTTTCACGTGAAACATCCTGCATGACCACACAAAACGATGAACTGGAAGTAGAGCGCCTTAAGCTCGAGTACCGTCTTGCTAGGTTAGAGGCACAGGAGAGTGCCCAAAAAGATTTCATGCTGTTCACAAAGTACGTCTGGCCCGAAGCCATTATTGGCGATCATCATGCCAAAATGGCAGATGCATTCAACCGCGTTATGACTGGAAAGCTTAAGCGCCTGATCATCAACATGCCTCCCCGGCACACCAAATCTGAGTTTGCGTCCTACCTGTTGCCGGCGTTCATCATGGGCAATAAGCCGCGAACCAAGATCATTCAAGCGACCCACACAGGCGAACTCGCGGTACGTTTTGGCCGCAAAGTCCGTAACCTCATGGACTCTGATGAGTACAAGGAAATCTACCCCAAGGTTGTTTTGCAGGCTGACTCCAAGGCCGCCGGCCGGTGGGACACGGACAAAGGTGGTGAATACTTTGCCGTGGGCGTTGGTGGTGCAATGACTGGACGTGGCGCGGACCTCTTGATCATTGACGATCCACACTCTGAACAGGACGCCCTGTCGGAGCTCGCCTTGGACAACGCATGGGAGTGGTACACCTCTGGCCCGCGCCAGCGTCTGCAACCTGGCGGCGCGATCGTCGTGGTCATGACAAGATGGGGAACTAAAGACTTAACTGCACGACTGATCAAGCAGCAAACCAGCCACAAAGCGGACAAGTGGGAAGTGATTGAGTTCCCTGCCATCCTGCCTAGTGGAAAACCCCTATGGCCAGGGTTTTGGAGCGTCGAGGAACTGTTGTCGGTCAAGGCCTCTTTGTCACCGCAGAAGTGGCAAGCCCAGTGGCAGCAGCAACCGACCAATGACGAGGGCGCGATTCTCAAACGTGAGTGGTGGCAGGTCTGGCAAAAGGAAGAACCGCCGATCGTGGAGTACATCATCCAGTCCTACGACACTGCCTACAGCAAGAAGGAAACGGCTGACTATTCGGTGATCACGACCTGGGGCGTGTTCCATCCCTCTGAAGACTCGGGCCCCAATCTGATATTGCTTGACGTCAAGCGTGGCCGGTGGGACTTCCCTGAATTGAAGCGAATTGCCAAGAACGAGTATGACCATTGGAAACCAGACAATGTGCTGATTGAGGCCAAGGCGACGGGCGTAACCTTGCAACAGGAACTGCGGAAGATGGGAATCCCTGTCACCATGTACACGCCTGGTGGACGACGGGCCGGCACTGACAAGATCAGCCGTGCCAACTCTGTTGCTCCAATCTTGGAGGCCGGCATGGTATGGGCCCCGGACCGTGAATGGGCAGAAGCCTTGGTTGAAGAGTGCGCCGCGTTCCCTAACGGGGACAACGACGACATGGTTGACTCAACGACACAGGCGCTCATGCGTTTTCGCTCTGGCAACTTCATTTCCTTGCACACGGATGACAAGGAAGAGGACGAAGCGTCAGACCTTGTGCCAGAATACTATTAGGGCATAAAATGCCTTGACACCACCTTTTTGTTAGGGCGAACTATGGATGGACAATATTTACCTGATGATGAGATAGACATCGATAGTCTTGCGTCGTCCGAGCCCCCTGAATATGTACCTCAGATGTTTTCTGAAGGTGGCGAGGTAGAAGAGGAAGATATTGATCACTACGCCAAAGGTGGAGAATCCTCTCTTGACCAGTCGGTTGAGACGATGAACAAATACTTGTTGGCCGACGAGGCCGACACGATGCCCATGGCCTACGCGACAACGCCCTATGGAGCCGCACAGCCGACAGCGCCTGAGATGAGCACGAAGACTGCCAAGCTAATGCTCAAGCAGTTATCGACAAAGAGCGGTGGTGGCAAATCTAAGCGTTCCAAAGAAATGAGTTTGGAGACGGGAGACTTGTCTCCTGCCATTCCTGAGCTTGGCGCGCCGCAAACGGAACAAGAAAAGCTCACTCAGATTGCAAGCGCAAGAGCGCAATATGATGCTTTGGAAAAGGCCTATAAGTTAAAGGCACAGGCCGCGCAAAGAGCGGGCAAGGGCCTGATGAAGCCGACCTTTAATACGGTGATGTTTGACCAGCCTACCTTGGAAAAGTCTGGCCCCTTAATGGCAAGAACCTTTGGCAAAGGCGGCGAAGCGGACAAGGAAGACTTGCCCGGCTTGTATGGCGTTTCTGACTATGCGCGCGAAGAATCGGCGAACATGTTCCCTGAGGAAAAAGGTCAGTGGGACAGGCAAGACGCTGCAAGACACATGATGGCCGCAGCCACTTTGGCGCGCAAGTACGGCCCACGGGCCGCTGAACTTGCTGGGCAGGCGCATGAATTTAAGTCCGCCCCCATTCAGTTTATTGGCTCGAAGATGGGCATGATGAAAGAGTCGCCGGACTATGCACAAGACATCCACAATAACCGCTTAGGTATTGAGCTTGCGTCTAAGTCCAAGAGCCAAGAAGAACTACGTGCCCTTGTGCGTCAGATGGCACTTCAGGCCCAGCAAGGGCAAACACCTGGCAAAGCCTCTATTGGTAGGCCCGCCGGCACACCCGACACGGTAGGCAGGTATGGTTCGCAAGGCCCTGTCAAACGCGCGGATGGAAGCCCACCCAGCGGAGAACGGCTCACGCCACAACAGATTGAACAATTGGCCGCCGACCAGGCCGCGCTTAATCAGTACTATGCCCCTAAGGCACGACCAAGCACTGGCATGAATCGCCAAAAGGGCCCGATCAGTAAGCAGCTGGACACAGGCGAAGCCTACATAAACATGGCCAAGGGCGTGACCGAGTTGCCATACGACCTGTTAGGTGCTCCTCGGGACATCTCCAACATGATCATGACGCCCTTTGGTTACGGCGTAAAGAACCCTGTCATGGGAAGTGACTGGATCAAGGAGCAGATGACGCGGGCCAACGTGCGACCAGAACCTCCTGCCGATCCAACGTCCAAGGGCTTCTACACTGCGGGCGAACTCTTGTCTAACTTGACAAACCCTGCCGGCGTCTCGCGCAAGGTAGGCCCTGTTGTTGAAAAAGGTGTCAAGGCCGTTGGCAAGGAAGCTGCTCGCCAAGTCGAGCGCGGCATGTTCAATGAAGGCCCATTGCGCGGCATCACCCCGCAGCCTATGTACATCTCTCGCCCACCAGGTGGATACTTTCCAACCTCTCGTGGGATGGGTGAAAAAACTGCTGAGGAAATAAACAACACAAAACTTTCTGACTTGCCGGAAAACTTTGTGTCGTGGCTTAATACAGACGACAAACAGAAGGCATCATTCCTTGGCCTTGGCCCAAAGAAAGAATCCCTTGGAGACAAGTACAACAGATGGAAGGCTGAAACAGGAAACAAGGACTATACGTTTGGCATCCTGTCCGGCATAGATAAGTCTTTCCAACCTGTTTTGAAGAAGATCACGGAAATGGAGCCTGGAGAAAAACGCGATGCCTTGTTTCAGATGTTTAATCAGAAGGCAAAGGATTTCTACAGCAAACAAGCAGGCAGTGTCCAAGACCCACTACGGGCGGACATCCTGGGCGGTAACATTAAATTTGACATGGACTCAAAGATGGGGGATGTTTTTCCCCAGGTCTTGGTCAAACAGGCGGCACAAGGGAATCTACAGGCCTTGCGTTTGTTAGAGAAAAATTATGATGACATGCTGGGCATAAAAGCTGTTGTGCCATATAGGAGAGTTCCATCTAGACCAGATGACATACCTCCTCAAAACACACTCAAAAGACAAATAATTGAAAGTGTCAGAGACAACCTTGACAGCATTCCGGACAGCCAGTTGCTTGCTTACGCAGGTAAAAAACCACTGCCCGGCCCTGATGGCGTGGCAAAAGCGGCAAAAGAGGTAAGACTAAGACTCAAAGAAAATCCTAATCTTTTTTCCACGGTATTAGAGCCTAATATTGAACGTACTGTGTTTGCAAAGGAGAGCCGGTATTCCGATTTAGATTTGGCAAAACACCCAAACCTGTATGGAACCACTGCAACAGAGGCAATGATTAATCCGCAGGGCCCTGCATTTACCAAGGATCAGTTTGATGCGATGGACGCTCTTCCTTCGGGGTATTTTTTACCTGAGTTGGAAACAGCAATAAATAAAAGTCAGCCAATATTAGACGCACAAGAGTATGGTAATTTAAGGCTCCTTGGTCTTAACGCTGATAAACTTTTACAAGAAGCAAATAGGCTTTCAGCTAAAGACTTAAACAGCATGGGGTTTACTGACTTTTTAAAGAAGGCGTATAAATCTTCTGAAGAAGTCGCACAAATAGAAAAAGACCTTAAAAGAGTTAAACCGCTATTGCAACAGGGTAAACCTCCACCTGCAAATGTCATGCTCTTTGGGGTCAAAGATTTCCTGCCCACCGTCAACGACATGAGATGGGTTAAAGTCACCAACCCTGATGGCGTCAAATCAATTGCAGCGGGCATGAACAATTCTGTAGGAAGCTATGCAACCAGTGAGACCTACGGCGCATTAGGCCGTGGTCGTCGTGCCTTGGACAAGGGTGAGATAGAGGTTTACTCTTTGTACGACAAAAATCACACCCCTCATGTCACAGTTGAGTATGGAACTGGTAAATCAAGTGTTCCTGAGAAGCAAAGAAGCCAAATTCTTCAACTAACAGGCAATGGCCCATTAACTGCAAATGAGGCATCTAATAATTATGCGGAGCAGATAGCGGCGTTAGTAAATGCCTTGCCTATAAAAGACGTTACTGCGCTTCCCGCAAGCACGCAAAAAATTCTTAAAAATAATTTTTTTGAGTTTAAGGACAATAGGGTTGTTAGGAATGAAGAGGAATTTACCAAGAACCAAGAGATTAGAAAAGAATTAGGGCTGGCCAAAGGCGGCTTAGTGGATAAGAATACAGCCTTCATCAAGGCGCACACGTAACAAGGAACCTTCATGCCCATAGACAAAGCAGTAAATCAAGCCCCTCAGTTGGACATCGTCCTCGACAATGAGGACGAGATGCCCGACATCGAGATCGTGTTGGAAGAAGACGGCAGTGCCGTGGTCAACATGACCGAGGACGATGCCAACGAAGTTGACTTCTACGCCAACCTTGCCGAGGTCATTGATGAGGACGACTTGAGCGATATTGCCATGGATGTCGGCGCAATGTTCGAGGCTGACAAGTCGTCCCGCTCGGACTGGGAGCAGATGTACTCCAAGGGCATGGACTTGCTTGGCCTAAAGCTTGAAGAGCGTACCAAGCCTTTCAGGGGCGCGTCGGGCGCGACCCATCCAATGTTGACAGAGGCCATTGTGCAGTTCCAGGCACAGGCGTTTAAGGAACTGATGCCCGCTGGCGGCCCTGTTCGCACACAAATCGTCGGCCGTGAGACGGTGGAAAAGGCCCAACAGGCCTCTCGCGTGCAAGATTTCATGAACTACCAGATCACCCAGGTGATGGAAGAGTACACGCCTGAGTTTGACCAGTTGCTTTTCTACACCGGGTACGGTGGTTCGACCTTCAAGAAGGTGTACTACGACGGCCAATTAGGCCGCATGGTCTCCAAACTGTGCTTGGCCGACGATGTTTACATCCCGTACAACGGCTCAAGCGTCATGAGCCAGTGTCCACGGATCACGCACCGCATTGCAATGGACTCCAACGAGTTCAGAAAGCGCATTGTGGCCGGAGAATACCTGGATGTGGACGTGGAATCGCAGACCATGCTGCCAGATACCACTCAAATCCAGGATGCAGTGGACAAAGTTGTGGGTGTGCAGCCTACTGACGACGTCGAAGAAGTATTTTTGTTGGAAATGCAAGTGGATTTGGACATCCCTGGCTTTGAAGACAAGGACGAAAACGGCGAAGTC